TGTAAAGAAGTAGAACAAGTTTAAATGAACCTTTCACGAAATTTTACTCTTCAAGAGTTAATCAAATCAGACACTGCTATACGTAAGGGTATAGATAATAATCCCAACTCAGATCAAATAGCAAAACTAAAATTACTGTGTGATAATATTTTACAACCCGTTAGAGATCATTTTGGTCCTGTAGTGATTACTAGCTGTTATAGATCCCCAGAGTTGTCAGTTGCAATAGGTAGCTCAGTTAACAGTCAGCACTGCGATGCAGAAGCCGTTGATTTTGAGTGTCCGGGAGTCGATAATGCGGAGCTCTGTGACTGGATATATAAGAATCTTGAATATGATCAAATGATTCTCGAGTTCTACAAAAAAGGAGAACCATCCAGTGGATGGTGTCATTGTAGTTATATTGAAGATAAGCCTAGGAAGCAGTTCTTGCATGCCTTCAGAGAAGAGGGTAGAGTTAAATATAAACCAATTTTAGGAAAAGCAGTCGACCTTGTATGAAGATAGATTTATTCTCTATTCCAATTTATATTTTAAATGTAGATGTAGATAAAATAAAATTAAAAAACCAAACCTTTAAAAAAAGATGGCTGTCTGGTACAGAAGCATCGCATGAATCAGAAGTAAAGATAGATGATGAAAGTGCAACATATCTTTTAAGTTGTGTATCTAAGTTAATAAGTAAAGATATAAGGGGACCACATAATTTAGAGTTAAGTAATATTTGGGAAAACCATTACAAAGAAAATGATTTCCAAGAAATACATAATCACCCGCAATCTCATTTTTCTTTTGTTATTTATAAAAAAATAGATAAATCCAATACTGTCTTTATAAACCCATCAGTAAAATTAATAACCTCGTACTATGAAACAAACTTATGTGATAACTTAAGTGTTTTTGAAGAGAATTTTAAACCAGAATGTAGACAAGGACAGTTACTGGTGTTTCCAAGTTTTGTTGATCACATGGTTTTAAAAAATAATAATTCTGATACAGTATCTGGAAACATAAATATAAAAATGGTAAAGTAAATTATGGCAATAGGACGAGGACAAATATCAGCACAGATAGATGGTAAGCTTAGGGGCGCTAGAAAGAAAAAAGCACCTTCAGGATACCATTATATGCCAAATGGTAGACTCATGAGAGATAGTGAGCATGCAAAAAAGAAATCCAATAGCAAAAAACCTAAGGTCTTCAAAGTTTAAGTTAAAAGTGATACAATCCAAGAAATTGTACAACCGTAAAAAGGATAATAATGGCAACTTCAGGAACCACAACATTTGATTTATCTATAGAAGAGATAATACAAGAAGCCTATGAACGATGTGGGAAGACCACTACGAGTGGTTATAGTCTTAGATCTGCTAGAACAAGTTTAAATCTTTTATTTGCAGAGTGGGCCAATAGAGGAATACACCTTTGGAAAGTTTCTCTTAATGAAAATTTATTAGTTTCAGGTCAAGCAGAATACGCTGTTGATGGAGATGTAAGTGATGTTTTAGAAGCTTATGTATCTACTACAGGTGGAGGGGCTAACACGGTTAATACCCAAGACGTATCGTTAAGTAAAATAGATAGATCAGCCTACGCTGCACTACCTAATAAACTTGCAGTAGGACAACCTTCTCAATATTATGTTGATAGACAAGAAATACCAAAAATATATTTATACCAAGCTCCAGATTTAAACACTTACACTTATTTAAAATATTATGTAATTAAAAGAATTCAAGACGCAGGTTCTTATACTAATGAATCTGATATTGTTTTTAGATTTTTACCGTGCCTGGTTGCGGGTTTAGCTTATTATTTAGCAATGAAAAATTCTCCAGAATTAGTTCAACAAAATAAATTAATTTATGAAGATCAATTAAAAAGAGCTTTGGATGAAGATGGTCAAAGAGCTTCTACATTTATTACTCCACAATCATTTTACCCTAATGGAATATAATAATGGCTAAATGGGCAACAGGAAAAAGAAGTCAGGCAATATCAGATAGGTCCGGTATGGCTTTTCCGTATACTGAAATGGTAAAAGAATGGAACGGTTCTTTAGTTCATTATTCCGAATTTGAACCTAAACATCCTCAAATTAGAAGAAGACACTTTACTGCTGATGCTATTGCTTTACAAAATACAAGACCACAAAGATTTCAACAACCTACTAACATAGACGGAGTAATTGCTTCCTCAGGCGGACAAGGAATGGCAAATGCTACCCTAGCTCTTCCTGGAGATTTTGCTTTTGATAACCAAGGTATTTCAGCAATGATTCCAGCAAACCCATCTCTTCAAAATAGAAGAAGACAATTGATTACAACTACAGGAACAGTAACAGTGAGTATTACATAATGGCTATATCCTATTCAGATTTTTTAACACAAGTTCGTAACTACACAGAAGTAGATAGTAATGTTTTAACGGATCAAATCATTCAAGATTTTATAAAATCTGTTGAGTTAGATGTTGCTGGGAAAGTTGATTATGATGATTTAAGAAAATATGCTACCTCTAATTTTACTGTAGGTAACAGATATGTTATTTTACCTGGTGATGCTATGGTAGTTAGATCTGTTCAAACTATTGATGGAAGTGGAAACAGAAGTTTTTTAGAAAAAAGAGATACGAGTTATATCTCGGAATTTGCTCCAAATAGTTCAACAACGGGTACACCTAAATATTGGGCTAATTGGGAAGATAATGTTCAACAAGGTCAGGTAATTTTAGTTGCACCTACACCTGCAAGTGCAGGTACTATACAAGTTAATTATATTAAATCACCACCAGAATTCACGAGCACGACTAATAATTATATTTCTACAAACCAAGAATCAATGCTTTTGCATGGTGTACTAACAGAAGCCTTTAGATACTTAAAAGGCCCTATGGATATGTACAACTTGTATGAAAAGAAGTATAATGAAGAAGTACAGAATTTTGCTTTACAGCAAATGGGTAGAAGAAGACGAGCGGAGTATGATGATGGTGTACCTAGAATACAGGTTGCTTCACCGACTCCAAATACATAAATTAATTAAGGAGAATAATTATGGCAATAACAACAAACGCGATTTGTAACACTTTTAAGAAAGAGTTACTTCAAGGAAAACACGATTTCGATACATCATCAGACACATACAAACTAGCGATGTATACATCACTAGCAACACTAGGTGCTTCAACTGAAAACTATGCAACAACAAACGAAGTATCATCGTCAGGATATACTGCGGGTGGTTCAGCGCTTGTTAACCAAGGTGTGAAAGTATCTTCAGCAATAGCAATTACTGGTTTTGCTGATTTATCTTTTACTGGTGTAACATTATCTGCTCAAGGTGCATTGATTTATAACACAACAACTGATGGTGGATCAGGTACTACTGATGCGGTTTGTGTTTTAGATTTTGGTGGAGTTAAAACTGCAACTTCTGGAACATTTACAATCCAGTTCCCTGCATTCACAACATCTGCTGCAATTTTAAGAATAGCATAATAAATAGGAGTTAAAATGGCTTTGGTAGTAAATGATAGAGTAAAACAAACCTCAACTACAACGGGTACAGGTACCTTTAATTTAGGTGCAGTTGTATCCGGTTTTGAATCGTTTGTTGCAGGTATTGGTAATTCTAATACAACATATTACGCTATCGTTAACGAAAATGGTGAGTTCGAAGTTGGTCTTGGAACTGTAACCGATGCAGCTACAGACACTTTATCAAGAGATACAATTATCTCTTCATCAAATAGTGATTCTGCAGTAAACTTTGGTGTAGGAACAAAAAATGTTTTCTGTACTTTACCAGCATCCAAAGCCGTTATCCTAGACTCAAGTGGAAACATTAGTGCAAACAATGGAAGTAACTTAACAGCTTTAAATGCAACACAATTAACTTCAGGAACAGTACCTGACGCAAGATTCCCAGCAACACTTCCGGCAGTAAGTGGAGCAAACTTAACAAATTTAGACGCAGCAGATTTAGCGACTGGAACTATTCCAGACGCAAGATTCCCAGCAACACTTCCGGCAGCAAATGGTTCTGCTTTAACAGATTTAAACGCAACAGCATTAACAACTGGAACTGTAGCTAACGCAAGACTAGATGCACAATTACAAGATGTAGCTGGATTAGCTACAACAGCAGGTAAAATTATTCAAGGTGATGGATCAAATTTTGCTTTATCAGCTTACACATTACCAACATCAGACGGATCTGCTGCTCAGGTTTTAACTACAGATGGATTGGGGGCAGTTACTTTTGCAACTCCTACAGTTGGAGATATTACAGCTGTTACAGCTGGTACAAATTTAACAGGTGGTGGGTCTTCTGGAGATGTTACACTTAATTTAGCTGATGCTTCTACATCTGCTAAAGGAGCTGCATCATTTAGTTCAGATAACTTTGCTGCTAGTTCTGGTGCAATAACAATTAAAGATTTAGGGGTAGCTACAGCAGAAATTCAAGATAACGCAATCACATTAGGAAAAATGGCCCCAGGAACAGATGGAAATATTATTTCATATGATACTTCAGGTAATCCGGTAGCAGTAGCTACGGGTAGCTCAGGACAAGTTTTAACTTCAGCGGGAGCTGGAGCAGTACCTTCTTTCCAAACTCCAACAGTTGGAGACATAACTGCAGTTACTGCAGGTACTGGTATGACAGGAGGTGGAGCTTCTGGAGACGTTACTTTAAATGTTATTGGTGGAACTGGTATTACTGCAAATGCAGATGATATAGCAATTGATAGTACAGTAGCTACGTTAACAGGAAGTCAAACTTTAACTAATAAATCTATTGTAGCAACTCAGCTTACAGGAACAATTGCAGATGCAAGATTTCCAGCAACTTTACCCGCACTTAACGGAAGTGCTTTAACAGCTTTAAATGCAACCAACCTTGGAAGTGGTACTGTACCAACTGCAAGACTAGGAACGG